TTTATGAAAAACTTTTTAATTGCTATTATGCTACTCTCTGGAGTAGCGCAAGCGCAAGACTATTACAAATCTTCAGAATGGTCTATTTATAATTACGATAGAATTACTAACAAATTTTCTAAAGTAGGAACTAAAAAATCAGATACTAGAGTTATTATAAGTACAGATTATTTTGCTCTTGAGCAAGAAGACGGTAAATTTATACTAGATTTTTGGGATTATGTACACACAGATACATTAGGCCAGTGGTTTGTACCAAGAAATCAAGATGGTAGTATATGTGTGGGTACTCAAGACAGTACAATATATGTATTCTCTCATTATGATGAGACTATAGAGAAATTTACTGCAGTTACTGCATTACGTAAGATTAGAATTGTAGAACCTTTTAAAGCAATACCATGAGATTATTAACTATTTGCCTGTTACTGTTAGGATATACAGTACAGGCACAGTATTACAAAGCTAGCTTAACAACAGTATACACTTGGTCTGAACTAAAGCAAAAACTTATAGAAACATCTGTAGATTGGGAAGGTACATTAGTAGATGTAGACAAAGAGTATATTAAGATTAAAAAAGAGAATGGAGAAGTAATTAAAGAGTGGTGGGTATATTACAAAGAAGACGGCAAATTAGGAGACTGTTACATTACAGAAACTGAAAGCAAGATCTGTGTAAGTTCTCACTACAATACTATCTTTATTTATTACAAACACGATGAAGAGTTAGATAGATTCTTACATCTAATTACACTATCACACATAGTTAAATCAAAACCTTGGAAATGATGCACTTTATTCTATTTACAGCTACTATATTAGCAATAGTAGTTATTTGTATTGTATCTTACAATCTTAAAGATGATACAGAAAGTAAAACGTAAGACTTTTACTATTAGACCATCAGGACGCAGCACAGATTTTATATCACCATCATTTGGTTATGGTTGTTTATACGATTGTTCTTATTGTTACATGAAGCGACACAAGCCAGACGGCTTATCAGTTGCAACAAACACAGGTGACATACTAACAGAGATAAACAACCATGCTTATTTTACACCTGTAGATAAGCCAAATCAAACTCACCCAGATTTTACTACATACGATATTAGTTGTAACGAAGATTTTGCGTTACATGCTAAATATCATGATTGGCAAAGAATATTCCAATTCTTTAAAGATCACCCTGTAGCTATGGGTTCGTTTGCAACTAAATATGTGAATCCAGATCTAATACATTTTGATCCTAACGGTAAAATAAGGATTAGGTTTAGCCTAATGCCACAGCACATGTCTGACATACACGAGCCATACACATCTAAAATTATTGATAGAATTAAAGCTATCGACGCATTTATAGATGCAGGCTATGATGTACATGTGAATTTTAGTCCAGTTATTGTAACAGATACCTGGTTAGAAGATTACGAAGACTTGTTCCATATGCTTAACGATTACGTTGACTATAAAGATCAAGTATTAGCAGAAGTTATATTCTTAACACACAACGAAAATAAACACGAAAAAAATCTAATTAGACATCCAGAAGCAGAAATTGATCTTTGGAATCCTCCAATACAGGAAGAAAAAGTATCACAATTTGGTGGAACTAACATAAGGTATGCACGACATCTTAAACCTGAATACATAGATGTATTTAGAGCTATGCATGAGCGTATAATACCTTGGAACACAATTAGATACATATTCTAAAAACTAAATCATTATGCCAAGTAAGAAATACTTAGATTATATTCCTTTAGAGCCTAAAAAGAAAAAGGCAATAAAGAAAAAGAAGGATACGACAGGATTAGTTACAAAAAGTACATTTGAATTAATGTTTGGATTTAACTACCCTACAATGAACGTTATCCCTATTGCAAAACACTTAAAATCATTTAAAAACCCTTATTATAACGTAACAAAATGGCAAAAGTAGTAGATTTTCAAGAGCTAGGCCTTATCCAAGTGCCTGAAAAAACAGAGACTTATATACCAATAAGTCACCAAGAATTAGTAACAAAAATTAAAGAGGCTGGTACAAAGCATTATGGCGTATCTCCTTACCAAGAAAACCTAGAAGTAAATCATAGAGGCCAGCAAATGTTTGGTAGCTTAACATTTCACCATGGAAGTAGTTTAAGTGGTAATGGTATGGATAGAAGTATTGGTTTCCGTAACTCTTACGACAAGACATTACCTGTAGGTGTGTGTGGTGGGGCACAAGTAACTGTGTGTTCTAACCTTATGTTTGTAGGTGACATTATTAAGATGCGTAAACATACGCAGAATGTAGAAGAAGATCTTGATAAACTTATACAAAAGTTATTTAAAGATGTAGACGCTAGATATGATCAGGCGCATTCAGATGCAGGGTATATGCAAGAAATACCTCTCAGTAATGAGCAGGCTGCAGATTATTTAGGACAGTTATTTGTTAATCAAAATGTTTTAAATAGTTCTCAGATAAATAAAGCTGCAGATGAATGGTTTAATTCTAAAGACTTTACATCTAGAACTTTATGGTCTGCGTACAATGCGTGTACAGAAGCACTTAAATCTGCACACCCTTCTAATGCTTTGGAAAAGTACACTAAATTACATACATTTACAGAAGATTACACCCTAAACGCGTACAAGCAACATGTCCAAGACGAAATTTCTTCTATAGAAAGTGCTGAACCGCCAATATGGGTTTAAAACTAATGTAATATGAAGAATAGTCCCTATAAAGGAAAAGTTCTAGATTTTGATGAGATATTTCACATTTATCAAGTGTTGAAATTTTATTATGAAGATCTAGAAACTTTACCTCCAGCTGCCGTAGCAGATATAATGAAGTTAGAGTTTGGTTGTATAATAACTGAAAATGACGTATATTTATATCTTCTAACGGTACAAAATAGGGACACCGAAGGTAATTTAAAATGTCATGATTAATTGTATCGAATGTGAAGGAGAATTAAACTGTTTACCAGATGATGCTCTGGTAAATTTAACTGAAGAGGAACTAGATAAATACCTAAATTGTGATGAAAGTGTCTTTAAACTTAACCAAGTTGAAAGGCAACAAACTTACTCCTAGTGAGTTTGTTTATATGCTTCTAAAAAGTGAAGGAGATAAACAAGCTGACAAATACTTAGAAATTTTACCCTTAGACAGAGAAAAACTACAGACACGCGGCTTTGTGAAAATAATGCCCGATGAGTCACTTACACTCCGTCAAAAAGCGTTGGATTTATTTAAAGTAAGAGGATGTGAAGATTGTTGGAATCAATTTGTTGCGGCTTATCCTATGAAGGATCAGAGCCGTCCATTGCACAATGACAAAAGACGTAACAAGCTTAAGTACATTGCGCTAATCGAAAGAAACCCAGATCTACATGAAACTATTCTGCAAGCTCTAGAAAATGAGAAAGAAGATAGAAAACGTGCAAGCTGGATTAATGAATTTCGTCCACGTTGGAAAATGATGTCGTCGTATATAAACCAAGAATCTTGGACTATGTATGAAAACACAGCACATAACGAACCAATAACAGACGATGAAGAATACGGAGGAGATTTAATATGAGCGAAGAACACAAAGCGTTACCTTGGCGTCACATTTCTAAAGCATCTAGTGCAGCATTACGCTACATAGATGGTAGAAGAAAAGGTGAAATTAAATCCCTAGCCACACCATGGAAAAAGTTTAACAACATATCTATGGGTGGAATAGAATGGCAGACTATCACAACTATTGCTGGTATGTCTGGTAGTGGTAAAACTGCAATACTCGGTCAGCTAGAAACAGGATTGAAAGATCTTAATCAAACTGACGATTTTGCAATACTCTCATTTAACTTTGAGATGCTATCTTCAAGATTAATAGGTCGTAAGCTTAGTAATAAGATGAATCTTACGACACAGCAATTGTATAGTGCATCAGAAAGCTTTCAGCTTAATGATAACTATTACATGAACGCTGTACAAGAAGCTCGCAAGTTAAATAAGTATGATATAAACTACGTAGATATTCCTGGTAGTGTTAAATCTTTAGAAGCAACTATATTAGCTTTTTCTAAAGAGAAAGACAAGCCAGTTATAATTATGTTAGATCATACTCTTCTCGTAAAGAAGGCAGGCGGTGCGCAGGATAGAGATTTACTCTATGATCTGATGGCAATGTTTAACGGATTAAAAAAAGTTATTAGAGTAGCATTTATTCTAATATCTCAAATGAACCGTAACATAGAGGCATCAGAGCGTATCCAAAACCCTGATTTACACTACCCTAAGAAGCAAGACATCTTTGGTGCAGATGCATGTTACATGTATTCAGATATTGTAATGGTATCACACAGACCAGAGATGCTTGGTATTAGGGCATACGGCCCAAAGAGATGGCCTACAAATAATGCTATATTTTGGCACTATTTAAAGGTTAGAGAGGGCGAGCCTTGTATTGCTTTGATGCAGAATGATTTGGCTCATAATCAAATATTAGATGCTAAACCTGCAAGCTACTCAAGCAATGAAAATCAAGAAGTACGAGAAGAAGGTGTCAGTAATCCTTCTGAACAAGCCCAAGGCTAGAGACTGCGATTATGTTTTATATGCTTTTGTATTATTGTCATACAATGTCAATATACACGATCTAAGCACTAAGGATTTCTTAAAAGGTTTACACGATAAAATTTATCCTTCATTTGAAGGTGTAGGTAGGTGTCGTCGTAAACTACAAGAGAAACACAAAGAGCTTAGAGGAACTAAGTGGAACGTAAGACACGCAGAACAAGAAACAGTAAAAACCGAAATCAATTTATTTTAACATGGCACAAGAAGTATTAATAGTTGGCGCTAGTGGAACAGGGAAATCCACTTCAATTGAGAACTTAAACCCTGAGTCAACATTCATTGTAAACGTAGCTCGTAAGGCGTTACCATTCAAAGGATGGAAGACTAAGTATCCTATATTCAACAAAGAAAATCCTAAAGGTAATTTCTGTTCTACAGATGTACCTAACGAGATTCTTGGCTGTTTGAATTACATTAATGATAAACGTCCTGAGATAAAGACAATTATTGTTGATGATTATCAATACACTATGGCTAATGAGTACATGCGTAGAGCAAACGAGACTGGCTTCAAGAAGTTTACTGAGATTGCTCAGAATGCTTGGTCAGTTATCAATGCAGTTAAAGCTATGCGCGATGATTTATTAGTTGTGTTTATGATGCACTCGGAAGTTACCTTTGATGCACATGGTAACAAAGTAACA